CTTTATAACTGTCTATCGAATTTACTAATTGAGAAGCTAAAAGTGTATTTTTATATTCATCTTCATCTCCAACAAAATCTGTAGGAATATTTATAAAATCTTTTTGTTTTAAAGTTTCTCCAAATTCAACTCCTAATAATTGGTCAAATTTTTCTGTATAATTTGAAATACGTTTTTGTACTATTGTTTGATTTAATTGATTACGAGAGCCTGCAATAGAAGGCTCGAAATGGTCTAAAACTGTTTTTGCATCATAATTAGTTAAATTATTATCCATAGACCATTGAGATAATTTTTCATCAAAGAACTCGTTGAAAGCGTCTGGATTAGGATTATCAATAAAATTACCTTGATTCAAAGCATACTCTTGATTAATAAAAGAATTAAATTGTCTTCCTTTATCTTTTACTTCCATTTCATTAAAAGCTAATACAAAATAAGGGTTAGCCCCTTCTGGTATTAAACCTGCATCTGAAAATTCTTTAAATGAACCTTTAAAATTTTTTTGAGCTTCTATACCTTTTTGTGTTTGCTCTTCTTTCTCTTGCTCAAAATTTGCCATTTCAAGTCTATCTAAGGAAGGAACTATACCACTCATAGATTTAGCTAATTCTTTTAATTGTTGAGACGTTCCATAATTAACTTGAGGTTTAAAAAATTGGTCTATAACTCTGCTAGTTACCTTGAGTTTTTCTTTAGGTAAAACGTCTTCTTTTGCTCTTCTAACCATTAATATTTATTCCCATATCCATATCGTTTAGCTCTCTGTAAATCACTTTGTCTTTGTAATCGTTGTTGTCTGTAATCAAAATAAGAGCCTCCTGCACTTAAACCCGCTTTAGCTAAAGATAATGCAGGACTAAACCTTGTTACTGAAGTTGAATTAGCCATTTGATTTGTTTGTATAGCAGTCATATTTTGATTATGTTGCATAACTTCACCTGCTAAATTATTTAATACTCTGTTTTGATACTCGCCCTCTTCTCGCATATAATCTCTATAAACTGCATCTACTGAATTTCCAGATACTCCACTTTCTCCTGCTTCTAATTTGGCTTGAGCTTTTTCTACTCTTATTTTCTTTTTAGCATCCGCAATATCAGTTCTAGCAGAATCGGAAACTTGTCTTATTCTAAGTTCTTCAGAAGCCATTTGTTGTAAGGCATTTTTCTTAGCTATTGCGTTTTGATAATTTTGTTGTGAAGCCATAGCTTTACTTTCTTGTCTATCGGCAACAAAACCTAAAACTGCAGAGCCTACGCCTATAGTAACTGGGTCGCACATATATTGTTATATCCTTACAAATTCGTAGAAAGGTATTTGCTCAATACCATATTTTTCTACTCGGTTAATAAATTTAAAGCCTAACCATCTAAGCCAATTAATATGGACTTGGTTTCGGCAGTCCACAAAGTTATGAAGGACTTTGTGTTTTTTGTTTAAGAAATTTACAACTTTCCTACATCGTCTTAGAAAAGTTATTGTTAATAATTTTAAATCATCTGTAGCTAGTAACCATATACCACCAGAAGTTTTAAAATCTAAAACTCCAAAAATAGCTACGCATTGTCCTTTGTGATAAATAGCTAAAGGTACTTCTGATAATCGTAATCCATCTAGCAAAGCACTTAGGGGGTCTTGACCAGAAGATGCTTTTATTTCGTTCTTATCTTCTTCTCGAATATTTTTAGCAACATGAATACAGTCTTCTACAGTTGCTAACTGCATCCAACTATCCACTAAATACTTCTACCCCTTTGATGCCACCACGCCTCCCATTCAGCATTAATAAATGTAGAAGGTTGAAATGAATCATTAATTAAAGAAATATTTACTTTCTCGTTGTGTGATTGAATTGTAAATTTAAAATCTCCAGAGTCTAAATTAATTTGACCTGCAACTGCAGTTCCGACTGGGGCTGAAAATGTATCGTTACTTGTAGCTCTTCGATATGGTGTTACTTCTGTTTTAAAGAACCCTGTTTTATCATATCCTAGCGACATATTTCGTAATTGTAATCTACCTTCTTTAACTGAAGGTCCGTCTGGCCCTTTAAAAAATTGAGTAGAGAATTGGTATCTAAATTCGTAAACTTCACCTACAAAGAATGACGTAGCTGTATGGTCTCCTGCAACTTTAATTATTGTTGAACTAAGACTTTCATCTGTAATAGGAATAACAGTACCTCCATTAAATCCTCTAGTTACAACTTGTAATGTAGTCTCTTTTGGAAATGGCATTATAATAGTTGTTTTGTTAGAAACAGCGTCATAGCTTAACGTACAAGCACTTTCAATAGCTCTGTAATCTAAATGAGTTGTATAGTTAGCTCCAGTATCTACAGGATTAGGAGCTATATTAATTTTACCAATATAAGTTCCATCTAGTTTTTTAATAACTAAGTATAAATAATTTTCTAAAAATCCTGCATCTAATATTACTGTAGTTGGGTCATCTGATTTAGTAAAAGTCCAACTATGCCATGCTGATTGTAGTTTTTCTGTTTGTGTATAATAATATTGATAAACATATAAACGAGAACCTGTATTATCTAAAGCTACTAAAATTCCATCGTTGGTTGCTGAAGCAAAGCGTTTAATGTTTGTTGGTAAATATTTAGGTACGTTACCAGTAATATCCTCTGCTTCTTTAACATCGCTATCTGCGGACACAAAGTATTCTCTAACTCCGCTATAATCACCTCTTTTAAATGCAAAGAAAACATTTTTACCAGAACCTACAGGGGGTACTGTAGTTGTACTTTCATATTCACTTGAGACGTTTGCAGTTGCAGTTTGCGGACTTATAGTTTGTCTACCTGCAACAATAAATTGAGTTTGGTCTGAAAAGATTAATAGCTCTTCATCAAAAGGTATTGCATATCTTAATAATGAAACTTTTGTATGTGAAACTTGTATATCTATAGGGTCTGTAGCTAATATTGAAGTTACTGTTTCTGGGTAAAAATCAAAGAAATCTGAACTCCTTGACATAATTACAGCTTCATCTGATAAGAACCCTAATCTGTTTCTATGAAAATAAATATCATTTATCTTCTTACCAATAAAAGTAGGGTCTGGTGCGGAGTCTTCATCACCTGCAATTCTATTTCCCCAAGACGTTCTATCGAAAGTAAATGTTCCGTTAGCGTTTCTTACTAATTGGTGAGGCATAGTAGAAGGGTCAAAATCTACAATTAATCCTGCTTTAACTGTTTCTTTCCAAACACCCTCTGCAGGATTTGTAGCATCAGTTTCAAATACTACATAATAATTATCAAAACCATTAGAAGCACTATTTGTAACTTCTAAAACATGACCATTTTTAGATTTTTTAGGTAAGTTAATAAAGTTTTGCACTTTGTCTTTTACCATTTGTGAAGCCGAGTCTCCAAAACCATCGGTAGACGTAGCAGTAAAATCTGAAGCTTTTTCTATGTGTAATGTGCTACCAAAATTTGTAACTGTATAACCACCTGCAGTAATTAAAGTAGCCATATTAGATGCTATAGTATCAGTTTTATAATTACTTGCGACATCAGTTGTTGTTAATGAAAAATCCGTACCATCTAAAGTTACTTTATAGTTTGTTTCAGCTACACCTTGCTTGACTGTATATAAAGCTTGAAAAGTTCCACCACCAGAAGACGTTGTACTTCCTTTAGCAGTTGTAATATTTTTATTTAATATAAATGTATAATCAGCAATCGTTACGCATCTAAAAGCACTACTAGGATTAGTAGCGGTTAGATAAGACGTACCATTAGGCGTAGTTACTGTTTGGGCTGTCCCATCTACTGAATTAACTTGTATAGCTCCATTTGTAATTGTAACAATATATTGCTCTGTAGAATCTCTATTAATAATATGTAAAAAATTGTCTGTAGCAGTTGAGCTAGATATTTTAGCTACATAATCTAAAGGCGGTCTCTTTTTTAAACCTTCTACTACTGAAGAAAATCCGTTTACTTGGTCCTCACATTGGGAAGGTAATCGTAATGTTTGTGGTTGTTGAGATATACCATTTATTAGATTAGGAATTGATTTAGATACTAAAGGCATTATCTACCCTCATCAATACTTCTTACTGAACCATGCCTATCTATTACCCTAGCGGTATCGTAGTTATTAAATATATTATGGTCTGCAGTAGATACTTCAGCTTGTTTTAAGTTTGCTAGAGCTATTACTTCGTCTTGAGACGTATAACCTCTTATCTCTTGACTACCTATAAGCCTGTCTGTAAATATTCGTGAAGCTCTAATTGTAATGTAGCGTCTTGCTTGCTCTGGGATTTCTGTAAAATCTAACAATATAATTACAGTTGCTTCTAAATCTTTATCAAATACGTTTGTCCTGCCTTCTTTATTATATAGAAATGAACCTCGCTGTATTACATCATAAGTTGCTCTACTGTATTTTGTATTATCCAATTCAACTCTAACAACATTAGTACCTAAAGGTATTTGGTTGCTTGCATTTCTAGTTAATGGATATTCTTTTTCTATGTTAAAATGCCATCCTTGAGATTGCACTTCTCTATTAACTTCATTTAAAGTTGTTTGAGCAATAGAAACTTCGTTAGGTAGAGTTCCTGTTAAGGATGAAACTGGGGCTTCTCCAATAGTGGATAGCATAGTGTTAATAGCTTCTAGTTCTGTAGAAGCTGTAGTAATTGAAGCCATATAATTTTAAATTCCTTTAAAAAAGAAGGCCCCAAATTAATGAGGCCTCCAAGTTTGGTTTAGTATGTAAATTAAAACTATTAAGCAGTTTTAATCTCGAAGCAACTTTCGTGACGAATCACATTATGGCCCATCGCATACTTGCCTATTAAAAGTGTTCCTTGTCTGCGAATATCTCGTTCCGATTCCATAGACAGGTCTTTTAATTTTACTGTTCCAACAGCCGACTTATGGAAAACTGAAGCAACAGTTGTGCTAAAGTCTCCTGTGTAAGTGTTGTTTTGCCCAGTTGTACTAGCCCCTGATAAATTCGTAAATGAATTAACAGCAGTATTTAATTTTACAATTTTAATACCTGCTACTTCTAGGACTTTACCTTTACCAAAATCTCCGTTCAATGAAGAGAAATCTCTGTTAAGGATTTTGTCGTTTTGCACTAGCTTGTAATAAATGTCTGGTGCAACTACACAATAGCGGTCCTCTTCTGGAACATCATTTTCATCCAGTTTTTGAGAACCTTCAAAGATTGAATCAATCAATGAAGCCATGTTTGTATTTGCATCGGCATCTATTAAAGACGTACCATCTGGTAATCCTGTTACTGGATTAGTACCTCTAGCTCCTAACAATGTAAGTTGGAGTAAGTGTTGGTCTGTCTTTTTTGCCAGAGCCGAACCCATTTCTTTCGAGTACGTTGAGCGTACGTCATAGTGGTTCTTAAGCTCATCAATCTCTGCAACAAACGAACTAGCAAGAAGCATTTCATCAATATTGATTATTACTTCTGCATGATTAATCGCATCGCCAGTAATTTCCGTACCTGCAACATGATAATCCGCTTGTGTGAGACCGATTCGTGGAAATTGGGATGAGCGTCCAGACTGTATAGTTCTTACAGAAGTCATACCCAACATTTTATTTTCTCTCTGAAAAGCCGAAAGCACTTCCGAACTAAAAACCTTTAAGAAAAGGGTTGAAGATGGACCTGCCTGATTGACTTGACCTAGAGCTGATACTGTAGCATTAGCCATAGTATTATCCTTTCGGTTATGTTGTTGTTATTATCTGCAATTACTCTACATCGCATCACTTGAGAGTTATCCCTCGCAAGGGGCAAACAGCATATCGAAGTGTTGTAATGCCACCCCTCTTATGAGAAGTGGTGGCTAGTATTTAGGTTTATGTAAATAAAATTACTATTACGATTATTAAACCTATAGATAAAATAACTCTACGTTTTAGTGGTAAATCAATAAACCAGTTTTTTATTTTTGTTATCATTTTTTCTCCTTATATTTATCCATAATTTTCTCTCCACTTCTACCAACTATATATCCTCCCATACCGACAAGAACGATATTGAGTAGTGAGTTTTGAACTGATTCTGGAATGTTAGGTGCAGTAAACCCAAACCAATGAGCTACTACTAAACCTGCAAAAGTTAACATAAGTAATGGTCTCCAGTTTCTTTGTAACCATCCGCCTTTTGCTTCTGCAGTTATTATAGACGCTTGAGCCTCTAATTCTTTTAATTGACCAGACAATAATTGTTGCTGAATGTTTTGTTTAATTTTTTCTGCTTCAGCTTTGTTATCTATTGTTTTGTCTATTGTGTTAAATAAAGTTTTAACCATTGGAGCGACAGCCCCTAAAATATTTATCATGCGTTTCTTGACCGATTAAATTTTTTTGTTGTAATTTTAAGATTAGCTAAAGAATTATTTAAAGGGTTTCCGTCTTTGTGGTGAACATCTTTACCATCACCTTTGCTTGCTTTGTTGTTTTTAACTGCTAAGTTTCTGGCTTTGTTTCTTGATGCTCTTTTTTTTATTTGCTCTGGTTTACCTTGATAATTTTTATATTCTTTAGCGTAATCTCTACCGACCATTATAGAACATTAGACCTTCCGATTTTGTCTTCGACTTGTTTTCTATAATGACTATCTTCTGCATAACGACTATCGTTAATTGCACTTACTATTTCTGCAGTTGAATTGAAAACATCTGTACGATTATTAACTACTTGGCCTTGAGTTAAATTAGGCTCACTAGAGCTTCCAGTTTGATATTTAGCTTGTATGCCTTGTAATGTTAATTTTGCTTGAGCGACATCTGTTTCAAGAGCGTTGTTGTAAGCTTGTATTTCAGACTCACTTAAATTTTCTGAAGCCCAATTTAGCATCTCTTTATATTCTTGCTCTCCACCTGCAATATCATAAATATCTTGGGTCATATTATTTGTAATTGCTTGCTGTCCTCTCATATAAGATTCAACTAAATCTTTAGGTAATCCTAATTCATTTAATTTATTAAAACTATCTTCAGACAATTCTCCAGTTTCCGCATACTCATTGTAGTAATCATTAAGATTTAATCCTGTAGCTTTTTCTACTTCGTCTTGAGTTTGAGGTTGCTCCTCTACTGGAGCTTCTTCTGTTTGCTCGTTATTACCTAACTTACTTTCTAAATTAGAATACGCTTTAGCTAGTTCTTCAGCATTAGCAAATTTTTCTGGAAGCCACTCTGGGCGGTCTCCATTTTGCTTTGCTTGTTCTTGAGCATCTTGAACTACTTCTTGTTGTTCAAGTGTCGGATTTGCTTCAGCGTTATCATTTATTTCTATTGTTTCTGACATTTATTCTCCTAGTTTTGCATTTGACTCATAGCATCTTGTAAAGCCTCTGGGTCTATATCCTCTGGATTTATTTTAGATGCCACTTTTGAAGCTACGTTTCCGCCAACTTCAGAAGCTTGTTGTTGTTGCATAGCCTGTTCTTGAGCCATTTGTTGTTGCTCTTGCTCTGCTTGTATGTCTTCTTTAGTTTTAATTAAACCTTTAGTATCAATACCATCTGCAGTTGCAAGTCTGCTTATAGCATCATCTAAGTTGACATATTGTTGAATAATCTCTGGTCCTAATTGAGTACCAAGAGTTGTTAAGAAATTCATTAATTTATTTCTATCGTTACCTCTACCTAAAGCTTCTAAACCTGTTACGATTTGAGGTTTAACTGTCTTAGGTAATGCAGGTAATTCTTTGTTTTTTGTCATAACTGCCATTTTACGATTAACGTAAGGCAGTTGGAACTCTTGAGATAACATAGCGTAAGTACCACCTAAAGCATCTTCAAGTTCATTAGCCATAAAACGAATTTCTTCGGCTGTAACTCTTTCAGCTTGTCTTTGTACTGAAGCGTTAAGCATAAAAGCATACTGTAATCGTTGCTCAATACGTTGCATCGTGTCATAAGCAACTCTAAAATCATTATATTTTTGTACTTGTAATACAGAAACATCTTGGGCTGAACCTTCTATAATAGCTCCGTTTGGTGATTGAGCTAAAGACCTTGCTCTAGTCGTTCCATTTGGCGCTACCATGAATAATACTTTTGCTGAAGCAGAAGCTCCTTCTACAATAGCTTGAGTTAATCCTTCTAAACTTTTTAAATCTCCTAGATATTCTTCGACCATGGACCTACCATAATCGCTACCATCTATTCTATTCCATCTAAGAGCTATAAATGGAGATTTATTAATATCATAATAACCTTCTGAACTAGGTATTTTTATACCTTTAACTTCTTGGCATACATAGTATTTATTCTTACCTGCTATTTTGCAAACATGAGTATAAATATCTACGTTCTTTTCATCTTGAGATATTTGACCACCAATAAGATTTAATATTTCTGGGCTTAGTGTAGATGGACTTAATGTTTCTCTAGTAATTATTTCAATAACATTTCCCATTGGGTCTCTTTTAACTACATATCTATCTAAATGAAATAATCTCGTTCCTTTTTTTTCTACATATAACAAGGCATTTCCAGAAACGACAAGATGCTTTAAAGCTTCAAAAACAACTACTCTATCTGCGGAGCTTTCTATATTTTGTTGAATAGCACTTTCTATTTCTGATAATCCTTTTTCTATATCAGTCTTCATAGACTCATCTTCAGATAATTCTTTGATGATTGCGTCTTGAATCCTTAGTCTAAAAAAAGGAGCGTTTGGGGGGAGTAAAGCTAAAAGAAGTTTAGCTGAAAGATTATTAACACCTCTAGCCCCTATACCTTGATATGGGGTAGCGTATCGTGTTGAATCACCATTTCCGTCTTCTGGAATTAAGTAAGGTAGAGTTAGTTTTGAACATTCTCTAGCCCTATCGAGATAAACTTCTCTAGATGACTCACATTGAGCGTATCTGCTTTGTACGGATTTTTGCTCTTCCGTACTATTATTGTATGTAGATTCCATTTTTATATATTACCAATAGATTTTATGTCTTGTTAGCCAACTTGAACACCAGAACCAGAGCCTTTTTTAACTCCTGTTTGTACTGGGTTTATTCTAAGTTTAGCTATACCTCTCTTCTTAGAGCCTCCAGAGTTCATACTGTCATCTCTATTAGCATCCGCAGGAGCCGATTGCTCGGTAGTAACTTGGGGAGGTGGAGCTATCGGTTTCATAACAGGAGGTGGAGGTGGTTTAGGTGTCTTACACATATAATTAATCCTTTAAAATTCTGTTAAATCGTTTTGTCTTAAGAACTGGTCTTTTAGAAATCGAACTACGCTTACTTGTCCGCTTTTAAAATATATTTCTTTTTCAGATAAGGCTATGTCTGGGGCTTTATCTGGAAATAATTTGTCTAATTCTTCTATTAAATCTTTAGTTAATGGAGGTAAAATACCATCCGAATTAGGGTTCAGTTCTCTAAAAGTGGAACTTATCTTTTTCATTTACTTATTTCCTAGTTTTAATATTAATTGGTTTGGGTCTTGAGTTTCTTTTTCAATCAAAATATCTATGTATTGCTTGGCTTTATGCAAATCTTCAAGCTGTTTTTCTTTTGTAAGATGCTTATATCTCCATCTACATAAATACTTTATAGCGTTGGCCTCTGCATAAGGTATGTCATTTTGCATAATAAAAGATATAGGCTCTATCTTGTATCTAAAATAATGTTTAGGTTTCTTTACTTGGTCTGGCATATTAACTCCTATAAGGGTCTGTGTTAAGTTCTGGGACTTTCTCTGCAGGAACCCCATTAAATATATCGTCTAGATTTTTAGCAAAGTAATTGACTACTTGCCCTACAGTTGAATCTTTTTTGACATAATCGGCTACCTCTTTCATGGTCCAATTTATCTGTAATAGCTTAGATGCTAATAAACATTGAGCATTTGCTTCTCGTTCTAATTTAGATTCGTGAGGCTTTATTTTGACCCATACTGCAAAAGGTTTAAATTCTTCTCCATCGTGATAATAGTCGAGAATTGCTATACTTCTTCTGCCATCAATTCGTAGACGTTCATTATGACTTAGTAATCTATATCCGTTAGGACTTTGTGTTTTTATGGCTTCCATAATATAGGCTCCTTCTTTTCTGCGTTCCAATCTTCTATTCTTAATATTCTAGCTAGCCTTGATTGAGTTAAAGCGTCTTTCTTTGTAAACCCTTTGTCTTCATAAGCTTTCACAACATCCTTCCACATTAATTTAAGACTTCGTGGCTCTCCTAGAATACGTTTTGCTGTAACTTCACCTACACCCTCTAAACCTTTATAACCATCGGTAGCATCACCAGTTAAGGTTTGAAGCATAAAATTATAATCAGCTTGTTTCTTTGTAATTTTCTGTATTTTAGTATTACCATCTGCAGGGTCTAACAAATTACATGGAATAGTTTTCATATCTTTATCAGAACTAACTACTATCACTTCTCCATCTATCTCACCTGCAGTAGCCATAATACCTAAGACATCATCGCCTTCTAAATTATCCATACTAAAACAAGAATATTTTTCGTGAGCATATTCTAGTAGCGGTTTGTATATTACAGGTTTACGAGTTTTCTTTCTGTTAGACTTGTAAGTTTCTGCAATTTTTTTTCTAAAATTATTTGGTGAAGATAAAGCTATAGCAATCTTATTAGCATTTATCCTTCTACCTACACTAAAAAATTCATGGTCTAATTTTTGTTTACCTAAATTAGCGTCTGCATGAAGAGTCCATAAATCATCTTCCCATTGTATAGGTTCTTCTAAACCTATTGCTATTTTATAAATTAATAGGTCTCCATCTATTAATGCTGTTACGTCTTTTTGTTTCATTTGCACTCCTTCATTACTTTTAAAATCCATTGTTTTAATTCTGTGTCTAACAACAATTCAATAATACCATTAGCCATTGAGTTTACTTCTAGCTCTTCTCTTGTATCGTCATCTAATTGTTTAGTTACTGAAAGCTGATACTGGTAATACACAAAATGTAAAAATTCATGGATTAAAAGATTTAAAGAAGCTCTGTCTCCTTTATCTATAATTTTTTTATCTAAGTAAATTGTAAGAGGAGGTTTCGATACAAAGCTCCCTTGTTGCTCTGCTACTTCATAACTTATTTCATGTTCAATTAAGACAAGATTTATTTCAAAGCCACTCATCTTTACCTTTTTTGGAAAAGTCATTTCTTTTTCTCCTTTGAAAATATTTCTGTTAATGGAATTAAAATACATTTGCTCGCCCTGTTATCTCCAATCATTTTAAAATTGTCTTTATACTTACGAGCTAGTTTCTTTAGTTGGGTTACTGTAAACAAAAGCATACAATAATCTTTATCGCCATCAGCTAATATGTGAACCCAATGACTAGCTTCTGTAGACGTAAGACCACTAGGCTTGCCATACGATTCTATTTCAATCGCTATGTTGCCA